CGCACTATCACGAGCGCAGCAGATGGCACTCGCAGAAATGAATGTTGCGATGCAGAACGCAGCAAATGACACTTCTCAGCAGAACGCGATCCTCAGCGGGATTGCAACGATTGCCGCGGCATGGATCGCGTCAGACAGACGTGCAAAGAAGAAGATCAAACCTGCAAAGACCAAGGTGCAGGATTTCTTGGATTCCCTGAAGGCGTACTCCTACGAGTATAAAAAGCCGGACTCTCCAGGTGCAAGACATGGAGAGATGCTTGGAGTGATGGCACAAGATCTGGAGAAAACAACCTTGGGCAAACAGTTTGTCCGAGATACTCCTGCCGGGAAGTTGGTTGACATGGGACAGGGACTCGCGGCAATCCTCGCGTCGCAGGCATATTTGAACGACCGGGTTAAAACTCTGGCAAAAAGGGTGTGAGATGGCAACAAAAAACGAAACGGATCCTAACCGCTACATCAATGACCCGGAGCGTCTGAACCGGGTGATTGCACAATACCAGCGGCAGGGATTAACGGCGGAGGATGCCATTAGAAATCTACAGGCGCGAGGGTTTAATGTCCCACCAGGATTGGTGCCTGGACAGGAGATGCCGCCAGCCGCAGTCACGACTCCGGAATCCACTGCTCAACTGGACGAGGCAACGGCTGGGTTGGAATCTGCTGAGGAGTTGAAAACGGTCGCATTGGAATCTCCTGCTCCTGCTCCTGCTGCCGGTCCGCAGATCTCGGTCAAGAGGAAAATCCCAAGGGAAGCACACCTAGCACAGGATCCGAAGATTAGAGAGTCACTACTTTCAGGAGAGCCTATTAAGGATGCTTTGGGGAGTCCAGCAACTCTACAACTTACAAATCCACTAGGAGATCCCAAATTTGTTGCTGATATTGAAGGTTCCTTCAGCACGTCACCTGGACCTGCGGAGCCGGAGGGTCGTGAGGTTGAGGATACGACAGTGGTTGCAACTCCTGCCGTAGTTGAGGAAGCAGCGGCAATAGTTCCAGCAGTGGTTCCAGAAGGAAATGAACGTGTCACACAAGAGTCACTACAGACATACTCCAAACAGGTGCAGGATGTTGTTGACGCATACATGAACGAGGGAGGATATACCTTTTTCACAGAGGATGCTGAACTTCCATTCAAGGCGGATATTGATGCAGTGGATCTTGAAATCAAGGGCATCAATGAGCGGTTGGAGCAGATTGGTGAGGAGACAATCAAACCCTACTTTGGCAAGGAGGACACCGGGAGGAAGATCCTTGCTGCGATTGCCGCAGGAGTGGGTGCGTATGCGTCTGCAATGAGTGGGACTCCAAACTATGCACTCCAGATCCTCAACAAAGCGATTGATGATGACCTCGATAAACAGAAGCTGGAGATTGGATTCAGACGGAAAAGCCTGGAAGATCAGCGTGTTTTGTTGACAACAAAGCGTCTGGAACTCCTAAAAATGACAGAGATGCAGTTGAACAAGGCATGGAGACAGGCACAGGATACCCGCGCACAGCAGAAAATAAAAATAATGCTCACTGAGGTTTTGATGAGCAAGGACACCGAGGAGAAAAAACTGGCATCTGCACTCGCTGATGCACTCTTCCAGCAATACACCCAGCAACAGGAGGGTCTGGTTCCCAACATGGGAGAGTCTGCGGGGATGGATGGAGTGTCGAGACTGACCGGGCAGGCGAGGAAAATGGCAATCCAGAGTGCGATGGATTTTAATGTGATCTACGGTGAAGCACAGCGGACTGTGGCAGAACTGCTGGACATGACCAGGAAGGACAAACTGGCGACAATGAGTACGGAAGCACTCTCCGCAACTCGGTCGAAGTTTGTCACGGGCATTGAATCGCTTAAACTGCTTGCTGCGAAAAAGATCTATAAGTTTGGTGCTGCGTTGACAAAAAACGAGGAAGCGATGCTGACAAATATCATTGCCGATGCCGGACGTACTAATATCGCCCTGAATGTCACTGCGACACGTCTCAATAATTTCTTGTCCATCTTGGAGAACCAGCGCAAATCCATTCGTGATGGAGGAGGATTCATCTCCATTGGAAAAGGAGGCTCCGCGAATAGGACAGTATCCACCGGCGGCTCGTCACTACCTGCTCTACCTACATTGGAAACAGGGACTTCAAAGGAGTAAATGGCCCGCCTCTATTCCTACGATCATCAAGACGCACTCATCGTTCCTGACGAGGAGGTGGAAGAGAAAATCGCCTCCGGGAAGTATTCGTTCCTAGAGGGTGAACGTGTGCATGTGCTTGATGAGAAAAATCAAATTTACAACCTCCCTGCAAAGGATGCACGTCGTGCGTTAGAGTCCGGATATCGGTTTGCAACTGGACCCATTGTCGAGGAGAGGAGACTGCGGGAGTTTGTCCAATCTCGTCCATCCGAGGCCGCGATGTTTGGGTTCCTGCGGTCCATGTCCTTCTCACTCTCTGATGATCTCCTCCAGCGTGCAGGTGTGGATGAACGTGCCATCAAGATGCTCCGGGAAGAGCATCCCGGATACTCCATTGCAGGAGAGTTGGGAGGGCTTTTCACTCCTGGAGGACTCACTGGTGCTGCCGCATCACTTGCAGGAAAGGTTGGATCCAAGGCAGTTGGAAAGATTCTGGGAGATCGTGCGGCAGGATTGGTTGGAAAAACCATACATGGTGCAACCAGAGGTGCCGCAGAGGGTGCGGTCATCGGAACACAGCAGTATGTCTCTCGTGCCATCCTCGACGACCCTGACCAGCGTCCACTTGCCGCACAGATGATAGGTGCCAGCGCCGGATTTGGTGGTGTTGCCGGAGGGTTGATCAGCGTCATTGGACATGCACTTTCGAAGGCATCACCTTTGCTCGGAAAGGGCAAGGACTACGCCTACTACCGTCACCTCAAAGCACGATCTCCAGAGTATGATTATGTCACGAAGCGAGGACGATACCGCGAACGTATTTACGAGATTGGAAAAAGACTCCGGGAGTTGGACAAACAGAAACTCACTGAAACAAATGTCAAGGAACTCGACAAACTTGTGATTGAGCTGGAGGAGAAACTGCTCCCGCATTATGGAGGAGAGATCAGCAGGATTCTGAAGGAGATTGCCAAGGCACAGAAAGACCTGGGACGAGAGGTTGCCGATGAGATGTTTGATCCTGCCACGGTCTCCGCACGAATGCGTCGGGAGATTCTAGACAAGGAACTCAACTCAGGAAAGGTTTTGTCTCCAACGGCAAGACGTGGAATCAAGCAGGCAGAGCGAGAGATTGCTGCGTTTGAAGCCGCAGGTGGAAAACTTGATATGCTTGAGTCCGAGGTGCAGAAGAGGATCTACCAGAAACTTGCAAACTACAGGAAGAACACCGATCCGGAGAAGTTTGATCTCTTCCAAAAGATGGCATACATCATCCGAGAAGAATCGGAAAATGCGCTTGGACGCATGGAGAAGAAACTCGGAGACCGTCTGGGCAACAAAGCACTGCTCCAGGAGTTCAAGGAGGCAAAGAACATCTACCGGGATCTCGCAGACATTCACTACCTCTCTGCAAGTGCAACCAGACGTGCTGATGTCAATAATATATTTTCTCTGACCACCTTCTTGACTGGTGGCTCCTTTGGTGCGGCAGGTCCACTGATCTTGGGAACTGAGTCCGCAGTCACAGGTGGATTGTCTGCTGTGGGATCATTTGCAGCAGGCGCACTAGCACGGAAGTTTCTGAAGGACAACGGCATGCTCCTGCTTGGACGAGTGGGAAATTCCATTTCAGACTATGGGAAACTCCTCAACAATGTTGGCATCACGACAGAAAGAATCAGACGTGGTGCGAACAAAGTTGTGCAGGGACTTGAGGTTGCAGGGTTATCCACCAATTATCCTGTTCCAAAGACTCCAGCAGTTGCACTTCAGCAGTTCCGCAAACAGAGGAATCAGCTCAATGAGATCATGCGAGATGAGCAATCCCTCTTTGTGAGATTGCAAGAAGCAGTTCCCGCCATCCCTACCGCAAATCCTGATCTCACTCAGTACCTGCAATCAACGATTGTTCGCGGGTTGACATTTCTCTCGGAGAATCTTCCTACGGATCCGAATGCAGGGCATAGTGTCGTCTTCGATCCAGATAAATATAATCCATCAAACCAGCAGTTGATGGACTGGCAGGCATACAACGAAATAATCAACTCTCCACTCGCAATACTCCGGCACATCTCCCGCGGATCACTGACTCCTGCACATGTCCGGACTTTGTCACAGGTGTATCCAGATCTGTATCGATATATCCAGGATGCACTACTCAAAGCAATGGCAGTTCGTAGTCCAAAGATCAGGCTTCCGCAGGAGGTCTCTTTGAGTACCTTCGTGAAACAGCCCATCGGTTCAGGGATGGCACACATCTCAGGGTTCCAGCAGACCTTCCGGCAACCAGAGGGTCAGGGTCTCCAGCGACGCACAAATAAAGTGCAGGATCTGGACAGGTTGATCAAGACACCAATGCAGGGAGTCGCATGAAAAACATTATTGTGGCCCTCATACTCGTTTGGTGTAGTGCCACTTTACTCGCCGAGGAACATCGAGACCTCAATTACTCCAGAGTGCCTGTGATCGAACCACAGACCGGTGAAACTGCCGATGAAATCGCAGAGATTCTCCTCTCCCAGGGAGTCGCAGGAATTGGACTGATTGTCCTTGGATGGTGGATCAAAACAACAACTCAAGAAGCACGGGCAGACCGGATACGAATCGAGGAGCGTGTCTTCGACCTCGTGGAAAAGACCAACTCACACCTCGCAGAGCAGCGTGCCGAACTCGAAAACATCTCCAGAGAGCTTGAACGATTACGAGGATAGCGGATTCAGTCTGAACCGGGTGCGTTTATATGTACGCTTTGCACTAGCATTCCTGGTCCTCTCTATTTTCAGCGTCCTCCTGCTTTTGATATTTTT